TCTCAGCATCGAAAGCGTAAAGCGTTTGGGTGGTAGGGAGCACCACGGCCGAGCCCGCCGCATTGCTGTACTGGCCAGCCTTGGGCTGTCCGGGAAAGGTGAGGATAACTTTCGCGGGCGATGCGAGTTGCCATTGTGGAGGTCGCCAGAGCGACATCTAGCCCACCCCGTAGGAGAATCCTGGAACCTCAGCGATGTTGCGCTGGGTCCTCTTTTTGTCCGCTTCATCGAGCGAGGCTGTTATCGAGGCGCGAATCCGTTCCAGGGCTGTGCTCTCGGTGCCAGGCGGCACATTGACCGTGAGCGTTCCGATCTGGATACCAGATTGGACGTGCATCACTTTGGCGGCATACGCTGCGCTGTCCTTCTTACTTCCACCGTAGTAGTGCTCCGCTGCGAGCTCTTGGTTCCCGCCCGATTGCTTCAGTTTTTTTGCCAGGTACCCAATGCCACCCAGGATGTTTCCGGCCTCGGTGTTTGGATCGACGCCCATCTCTCTCGCGGTCCCCGGCTCAAGCTGAAACATGCCGGTCGCATGGGACTCACCGGATTTTCCCCGGTTGACTATAGGCTTGCCCGATTTATCGAATTGCTGGGTGCCGCTTTCAACCTGGGCGACCGCGAGCGCGAGATCCACCGGCACGCCTAATTTGGTGGCTACCCGGGCAATCTGTTCTTTCGAAGTCTCCGTTGCTCGCCCCGCAATTATCACGTCCGCTCGTTTTTGAGCAATCGCATCGGCAACCGACAACACCGGTTTCATCGTGTACAACAAGCCCATTGCGCCCTTGAAGTCTCCGGTCGCAGCGTTCGCCATGGCATTGATTAGCAACGCAAGGTTGGTGCCAAGCTGAAAGAGTGTGGTGACAACTACGGTGAGTCCGTCGACCGCCCAGCCAATCGCCTTCGCGAGTTTCTGGAAGTCCAGCGTAGTGGTTCGAAGCGAATCATCTCCGGTGAGCAATCCGAATAGATCGGTAAAAGTGATGAGTACTTGCTTCGTGAAACCCCAGAGCGACTCCATCACCAAAACCACATCATCCAAAACCGGTTTCAGGTCTGTTGCAATGGTCCCCGCTATCTCTGGCATGTTCGTGATGAACCATTCGTTGAAAGCCCGCAGCTTACCCAGCAAACCATCGGCGTCGGTACCGAACAGGTTTGCCAGGTCGTTCACGATCATGGGGACCAGGTAGCTTTCGATGAACGTCCCTAGCCTGGTGAATTCAAACGACACGTCCCGGATCTTGACCATGTTCGCGTCAAACGTGCCGCCGAACCCGGCGATGAGTCTCTGTTGGTCCTTGACCAGTTGATTGAAGCGGGCCGCCAGCTCCGGGTCCCACATGACGTTTTCTAGCGGCTGGCCGAGCGCATCGAGCGCAACTTTCAACTCGCGCGCGGTGTTCTTGGTCGTGAACATGTGCAACGCGAGCAACCGGTATTCCTGATCGGCCATTGCGGTCTTCTCGGCCAACCCGATAGCTGTCATGCCGATTGCGGCGAAAGCGCCAACCGCGGCAATCTGAAACTCCACCACCTTCTTGCCCATTTGGTAGTATTCGTTGCCCACCAGGGAAGACGTACCGCGTAGCATGGACGCAAAGCGAGTATAGGCTACCGTGTCCTCGGAGAAGCCCAGCTTTACGAGATATTCAGTAATCGGTGGCATTACTTCTCCCGGGCTCTGCGCTCGTTTTCCTCGCGCCAGTCGAGCAGGAAATTCACTTCGCAGAGATCGTTAAAATCGTAGGTGCCGTCCGTCGTCTCGCATTGCCGCCACATGCCGGCGAGCACGGGCCGCCACAAAAACCAATCCAGGTCAGCGGGGAAGTCTAGGAAGTTTGAGGTGGAGGCGTCTTCCCCGCCAGTTCTTTCAATCCTTCCCCGGCGAAAAAATCTGTGAAGTTGAACACCATGACTTCCGTTTCGAGTTTCAGCACCAGGGCCACGTCGTCGCGCACTTCCGGGAGAATTGCGCCGTTGCCGTTGGAAATCGGGATGACCACTTCACCGGACCCGTTCTGACTCTCGACGCGCGAAACTACCGCGAGACATTTGTTCTGCACGAACTTGTGCATTTCAAAGTCCGCGCTGTTGATGTACGCGGCCCAGACCAGCATACGGACGCGATCTGCAGGGTCGTCGGGAGGTTCCTTAACCGGAGCAGCGGCCTCAGTTGAACCCTGCGCTTGCGCCGCTTTCACCGCAGCCCCAACCAACTGCATGAGAATGAAGCTGCCCGTGGCCGGATCGAATCGATGCAACTCGTACCGCACGTCACCGACCTGCAGCAGCTTGGTCTTCTCGATCACTGCGTCACCGCCGAGCAGCACTTCAGGCTCCAGGTGATATTGCCGCCCTTTGCGGCATACACTTTGTCGGGGATCTTCCCGAATCCCACGCCTTGCAAGAAGTGGCCCGAGCCATCGAGGAAGGTTCGAAGGCTCAGTTGGGTCGCTACGACAAAGCTGAGGTCGCCCAGGTCAGCGGCCGTCACTACCTGGTTGTAGAGCGCAAGCAACGCTTTGTGCAGCGCGGAGGTCTGCTGGCACTCGACGGTCACTTCGGCGCTCTGCCCTGCGATGTAACTGGGCATGACGGTGCCATCGGCGGCAGTCTCAAGCTCGAGCCGTTCCGTCAGCATCTTGATCGTGATTTGTCCGGTACCGAGGTTTCCGCCCGTAAGCTGAAACGAGATACCGAGCAGCACATTCTGAAGAACCCCTGTGAGGTCTTTGAACGAGTACGTGGTCTGAACGGGTCCTTGCGACATTTTGCATTCTCCTCTCAATTATTCGACAAACACCTGGACTTGAACGGTTTCCGCAGAACCCGCTTCAATGATCGAGCACAGGATCGGCATGGACTTGCGAGCCGCGCGATCGGCCGGCGATTGCGCGGAATAGGGTAGCGACTGGTTCATGTACCCCAGGGGCAGCGCCTGCCCCGTCACCAGGCCAGGTGGCACGTTCGGCCCCGTCCAGGTACCCGGGCCGAGGTAGCCGATGAGCGCCATGTCCGAGCACGCCTGGTCCACGCCCGCGAGCAAGAAGTGCTGCCCCGCATTCGTCTGCGAAACTTTCGGAAGGCTGATCAACACGTCCATTTCGTAGGTCTGGATTTTGTTGACCAGCATGGCGCGGTAGAGAATCTGATCGAAGTATTCTCCGCTGGGCAGAATCCCTCTGTTCAAGAGTCCGATGAACGCGCCAAAGGACGCGCAAAAGTTGCAGTTCTGGTTGCGCAGTGTGGTTGCTTGCGTCTCGGTCAAAGGCTCCGGAGCGATTCCAACCAGCGGTTTGTTGGCGAGGTCGAACGCGCTGTTCGCCGCCCCTGTGTTGAGGCCCATGGCGAGTCCGAGCGCGGCGGCAGCGGCGTAAGCATTGTTGGGGTACGTCCCGCCCTGTGTCGTGGAATACATCATGAACGCGCGGTCTTTGAGCGCCTGCATCTGCAACAGGATGTTCAGCGCTGTTCCGTTGACTACCGTGGCATCGGCGGTTGCGCCGAAGTAGAACATCGATTGCCAGTTGGCAGTGGACAGCGCCGCAAGCACCAGGTGGTCCGCGTCAACGGCTCCGCAAACCATGAAGCCGTAGGATGCTTGACTCGCGGCCTCGCACGCCAGCACAGCCTGAGCAGGTGTTTCCCCGAGTACGGTGATGTCCACTTCGAGCGCGCCATTCCCCGAGCCTCCGACCGTGGCAAGCGCTGCAGCGACCGTGTAGCCACTTCCCTGGTTTCCGATCGTAGTGGTGAGTCCGGTAACCGCGCCGCCCGCACCGATCGTTGAAACCGTCAGCACGCCGTTCGCGCCGCCGACCTGCGTGACCGTCACCTGGTCTCCGACCACGTAGGCCAAGCCAGCCGCGCCCGCGTGCGGAATGACTGTCTTGATGGCCGTGAGATCCTGACGGCCAATCCAGACTTCGAGTGCAGGTTCGTCCTGGTCGAAGTAGAGTTGCGCTGAGATGTACTCAGGCTCAACACCCGTCCAACCATCGGCAATCATGGCGAGCGTCGACGGATATTTCCGCAAGCGCGCGCCAGCGCCGTAGCTAGGAATGATGGCCGAAGTTCCGATGATCAACCCCTGGTTGAAGGGCAGCGAGGCTATCGCGGGAGCTGCAGCTTGCACGCTAACCTGGATGATGTCGCTGATCGGGAGTGGTCCGGGTGCCATGATTTTCTTCTCCTTAAACCGTTGTCGTATCCGAAATGAGTCCCAGTGCTGCAAGAGCTGTCAAAAGACTGGCGAGGGCCGCATTGCCGCCGCGCGATCCCGCTACCACGGGCTTCGCGATTGGAATATTCACGTCGAAAAATGCAAGCAGGGTACCGTTGAGTTTTAGCTTGCCGTGCGCTCCACTGCCCGAAGCGAAAATGCTCACGTCGCCGGCCTGGAGAGCTAAGGTGTTCAGAGCGACTATTTCAATCGTGCCGTTGGGGGCCTCAATGAAAATGCCTCCGTTTGGCGTGGTGTTGTTGGTCAGGTTGAAGTCAACTTCACTGAAACTCCCCGGGACAAATCCTAGAATACTGCCGGCGTGAACGCCATTCGCATTCGTGAAGCCGCCCGCCCCGTTGTTGAATTGCACATCACCGTCCGCCCCACCGGGAGTCCCGCCTGCCGGTTTGTTTTTCCAAAGCGAACTGGTGCCATCAAAGGTAAGCACATCGTTGTCGGCTGGCGTGGTTAGGGCTACGTCGGTGTTGCTAAAGAGCGAGCCTTTGGTCAGCGTCGGGGCCAGGTCCGGGCCGTTGCCCATGAAAATTTGTCCGGTGTCCGTGCACCACAGCAATTCGCCAAGAGCCGCCGAAGCAGGCAAATCGGCAAACAGGCCGCGCCGAAGCTGAATCGTGGTGAATCCGCCCATTAGAAGGGTCCTCCATCGGTGACCAGAGTTTGCCCGCCGCTGAAAAGCCCGCCGTCGACACCCGTAGTTTGACCGCCCGTGAACGGTCCTCCATCGACTTCGTTGGGTTCGATGGTCACGTCCGCAATTTCTCCATCGGCGTCCGATACGATCACTTCTACGCTGGCGACCGTTTGCCGCGAGATGGTCTCCTGGACGAATTCGTACAGCACGAATTCCATATCCGCGCGTTCCCACCACTGGCCGTCGAAGACTTCCGGAGCGCGGACCGGTTCAGGAAAATCACTGACCGGGAAAAGCTGGTTTTGCCCCAAGAGGTCTGTGAAATAGTCCTGATAGAACGCGCTGCGCACGGCGCGCGCGCGGTCGTAAGAGTTCGGGCCGTAGAAACAGAAGTGCGCCGACCAGACGTTTGTGTACGTCCAGTTTTCGATGAGGCTGGTATCATCGTCGCCCGCCGAGTTCGAACGTTCCCGAATCCTGCTGTACGGGTCCGTGCCATTGGGCATGCAGCGCAAGTAACAGACGTCATCCGAGACTTGCTGTGAGGGTTGACCAGCCGTGCCGTACTCGATGCGTACCTGCGTCGTGTGAACCGAATCCGTGATGCCCAGCATCCCGCAGACTGCAACTTGCAGGACGGCCTGGATCTCCTGGACCGTTAGCGCCGTAGATGTGAGTACGCTGTTGTCAGGGTAAACGACGTTCTGTCCCATTTTCTAAGCTAGAATGAGGAAGGCCCGCTGCCGCGCAAACGGCAACAGGCCAAAGCAAATAGCGTCATCGGAGGACGCCACATGCAAGCCTCATTCTAGCAATCTCCTTTACCTCTTCAAATCCATCGAAGCCCACGGCGATTCTGACGAGTGTTTGGAATGGCCACGTGGCCGTTTCCACGACCAGTACGGAGCCATCAAACTCGCGGGGAAAACATGCCACGTCCACCGAGTAGCCTTCTCGATTTACAAAGGCAATCCCGGTAACCAGAAGATCCTCCACACTTGCGACAACCCGCCGTGCTACAACCTGAAACATCTTTTCAAAGGGACGCCGAAGAAAAATTCCGAAGACATGGTTCGCAAAGGACGACAGAGTAGAGGTGAGAAAAATAACCTTTCCAAACTCACGGAGGAGCAAGTCCGTGAAATCAGGAGACTCTACAAGCATGGAATCTGGCGAAGCGGAGCGAAAGCCATCGCGCGCAGATTTGGAGTAGACCGTCACACGGTCACTGCGATTGCTCGTGGGTCCACCTGGTCTCATCTCTAGTCGCCTTTCATCCTCACCGCCACTGCGCGGTAAAACCCGTAGTCTTGGCTCTGCGCGACGCCCATCACGCGGTAGTACAGGCCGCGCCAGGTCAAGATGTCACTCGAACTGCCCACGCCGGCCGTCGCGCGCATCGCGAAAATTGGCTGCGAGCACCAGAACGTTTTCACTTCCTTCACTCGATCGCCCTCGGGAATCATCTCGAGGTCGCGGTCACTGGCTGGCCGGATCGGTCCATAAGCCGGAATCGTAGTTGGTGCTGCCGGGGTCCATACTCCGCTAACAAACGCCCCACTGCCATCCCGCAGAATCGAGAAGGCTTGGGCCATATCAGGGTCCAATACGACTTCGCTTACATCGATCATCGGACCACCCACGTTATCGACCGCCGCATGGCACCAGTATCAATGCCCGGCACACTGGATTTTTTGCGCCGGATCGTCGCCGGGTGGTTGGGGGCCCACCCGTTGCGGGCATCCGTGAACCATGCTTTCGAAACATTCGCACCGGTCGTCCCCGCGCGCTTGAGGAAGCGGATAGCCTTCGTCGGGTCCTTCTCGAAGTGCGCGGAGGCGGCTTGCTGCAGCTCCTCTGCAATGGCTTGCTTGTTGCCTTCGGCCTCGATCGCTGGCTGAATGACCGGCCGTGGAGGGATGTTCCGCAGCGGGGAGCCATTCGAAAAGATGAACAAGAGCGCGGCATTGCCGATTTTTTGGCCTCGCCGGGAATCCTTCTCTTGCGGGATCCCCACCAAAACCTCCATCTTGGCAATGGCGTCCAGGGCTTTGCGGACTTCCGCAGCACCCGGGCCTTTCTGTTCGAATTTGAGTTCTGGTCCCATTAAAAGGTTCCACGTGGAACAGTCACCATAGAAGCATCGGTCCCGCACCCACAAGCCGCGCCATGGTGATTAGCTGCTGGCCATACAGGGTTAGGTTCCAGGCCCCCCAATCCTCAAAGCTGGTCAACTGGGCATACGACGCCGAGACATCGCCCACCGCTTTCGACACCATGATTCCGCTGGCCATGCCCTGAGCTGCGGCTGCGGCCGCGGTCGTGTTGCCCGTAGTGTCCTGGGTACCCCCGTCCGTGCGCGCGTAGAGGGTCACGTAGTGGGCAATGAACAGGCCCATCGCTACCATCCACTCTTCTTGCCAGCGGGCTTGCTGCAGCGAAGACGAGGCGAGCGCAAGGTATGCCTGCATTACGGCGAACGGAATCAACGGAGCGTTCCAGAGGGTCAACGGACTGTTGACCAGGGAGACCGTAGCTTCGTTCGAAAGGGTGATGGCGGTACCGGAGACAGTGGTGATGATCGTGCCATCCGGAATGCCCACCCCGTCGACGGGGTTCCCGACCGCAATCCCTGCCCCCGAATTCACCACCGCGGCGGTACTCCCGGAGACGAGTGTGACCGTCAAGCCGGCAATGGGCCTCCCGCCCCACTTGAGGTAGGTGCGGAGAAAGTCTTGAATGAAGTAGGGAGGGTTGGATCCGAAAACTACGTTGGAAGCAGCCGCAATGATAGAGCCCGGGCCCGCACAATCCGTTCCTGGCCCCCAGATCGAATCCAACCAGCCACACCAATCCGGTATGCCCATCTGCACTTCCCTTAATTCATCACAACTTAGAAAATCGGTTACTTCTTGCCTTTTTCGTCGCCAGCGGCCTTCTTGTTTTCCGCGTCCTTCTTGGCCTTGGCGTCGTCCTTGCTGGCCTCGGCCTGTTTCGCTTGGGCGGCGGCTTGCGCCTTTTCAAAATCCGCGAAGTAGGAGGCTTTGTCTTTGGCGCTCATGCGATCGATGAACGCTTCGGCCTCTTCCACTGTTTCGACCTGGTAGCCTCGCGACTGGATGAACTTGACGTGACGCTCATCGATCACATCGGAATCGATGTCCGCTGCCATAGCGTCTTCTGCTTCCACCGGGACGTGCTCAAACGAAGTCACGGGCTTTTCGACCGTCACCACCCGAATCTGCGTGATCGAGCCGTCCTGTGCGGCATGCCGGAAGGCCTGCGTCTGTCCCACCCATTCCGGGATGTCCTGGGGGTTGGCCGACGCTTCGACCAGGTGATGCCTGGCCTTGCTCAGTTCCGCTAGGCTTCCAATCGCCCTGGGTTTTCCTTCCGCATCAACAGGCTGAACGCGCGGCTCCATGCGGAACATGATTTTCTTCTTGGCGATGACTAGCATGTGCGTTTCTCCTGCTGAGGCCCGACCACTGCACCCAGCTTGGAATTTTCAAAAAAAAGGTATTCCGGCTCACCACCCGTACATGTACAGCGCGGTCGTGGGCCGCAGAATCTGCGGCGCGCCGATGCACCCCATGAACAGCGTCTCGTAAGACGCGCTCTGGACCGAGGGGACGGTGAAAACTTTTTGGATGACCTGCGGGATCTTCAGATACAGGCAATCTTCATTCTTGCGGTAGAAGAGGCCCTCCGAGGTATTTCCGATGCCCTGGGTGCTGATCCACGGATCGGGCAACGGCAAAATTTCAAAGTCGACGCCCTGTCGCTTGGCTACGTTATTCGCCAGGATGTATTCGAGCAGCGAGTTGAACCCGCCAATCGTCATCGGCTGATTCAGGAGTGACCAGTGCTCGAAGTCCACAAGCAAGGTGTCCGCGATGCCTTCCACGTCGTAGCCGGAAGCCTGTTGGCAGGTGAGAATTCCCAGGTTGACATCGTTCAGAATCAACGTGGGAGTTTTGTTGGCCCACAGCGAAGACGCGCCGGTACCAGTTGCAGGCGCGAGCAGCGAAGTGATCAACGAATTATTCATCAAGCCTTGGGCCGAGCCGATGCCCAAGTAGCAGATCCGGTCGAGTGCTTTGTTCCAGATCAACCGCAGGCCTTTGTCCAGAAGTTGCTGGATGGAGTATGGCGCAGGGATTCCGTTCTTTTGGGAGTCGATGAGCTTCTGCATATCCACGAACGGGATACGCATGCTCTGCGCCCAGATGAACGCCGGCCAAATGCCCTTCAGCACTTCGGCCTGGACTATGCCGATGTCCAGGTTCTTGTTTTCCTGGATGCCGTAGTTGTTGTTCGCGCTCGAAGCGTAGGACGATGCCCAAGCGCTCAACTCTTCTACGTATCCGCCTCCGGTCTTGATGGGGATGTCGCGCGCGTGGGTCACCGCGGCAAGCGGTTCCACTAGCTTGACTTCCGGGAGCTCGAGCTGTGAAGCGAGGAAGGCCAAGCCGCCACCGGAAGTCGCATCCAGCGCATAGCCTACTTCCTCGGCCAGTCTGAGCGCATCCATGGCGCGTGCGCGCGCCTTCGTGCGGTCGCCGCCAATCGGCCCATAGTTCCAATAGTTGCCGACGCTATTGAAGAAGCGTTCCGCATCCATTGTCCGGCCGCGCTCCAAAGTTCTCGTAAACATTGTCGGTCCTCCACTTCCCCGTTCCAGGGAAGCGATTTGAAAAAAGTAACCCGGTAGCTAGGCAGCGATGCGGCTGAGTACGGTAACTTCCGTCTCGCCACCCGCACCCACCGCGCCCGTCTTGAAGAATGCTTGGGCCACAGGCGGCACGCTGTTTAGCAAAATGTTGTTGACGCCATCCGGAGCGGCTTCGATCCCGCCCACCAAACCGTTCGGAATGGCTCCGTTGAGAATCGTGCGCAAGTACACGGGGCCGCCAGCAACCGGCACGCCCACGTTGACCTTGAGGGTCATCGAACCGCGCACTAACACGCCTACCCATTCACCCGGACGGTACGCGCCAATAACGCCGCCTGCGTTCGGATTGTAGGGATAGGCAAGGTTCGTCTTGGTTTCGCGCGTTGCCCAACCTGCGAAAATTCCGTAGGTCAAAGGATTGGCACCAACGGTGGTGGTGGTGGCTTTCGAGAGCGTGATGGTTCCAGCGGCATAGTTGACCGAGGTGATGAACGTCCCGGCAGGAACCCCGGGACCGGACACCATCATGCCTACCGACAAACCAGCCATGCTCACCGGCGTTGCGGTTACGCTCGTCGCGGTCCCCGTAACAATGGCCAGGCCGCCGCCCGTCGCCACCCAGTCCGCGAACTGCTTGCAGGTTCCACCGGTCGAATCCGGAAGGAACACAACGGCGTCCCCAAAATTGATGTTCTGCAGGTTCGCCGCGTTGGATTGCCGCGAAATGATGAACGGGTCGCCGCCGCCTGTGCGCGACACTTCGCCTATGAATCCGAACCCTGTTCCGATTACCGGAATAACTTGTCCAAAGGAACTCATCGTTCATCTCCTCACCGGGTTGTTGTTCCCCGGCGCAGTTCCAAAAAAACCGGTTTACCGGCGCACGCCGATGGAAACGCTCTTGTCGCGCTGTTTCTTCATCACGCCCGCGTAGGCCGCGTCCGCTTCTTGTGCTTCTTTTTGCGCGAGCGAAACGCGCGGCTTGAAGTCTTTGGCGGCATCGGTGACGGAGCTTTTAGCTGCAGCTTTGCGCACCGCGTCGTAAGACCCGGCACCTGCAGCAGCCGGTTTGAGAACTTCCGTCGCGTTCTGGATGGCCGTATCGAACGCAGCGATGGCTTTCTTGTCGTTCGCGCGCGCGATGAGCGGCTTGAGCGTTTTCAGAAGCGTGAGGGTCGACTTGGCGACGGCAATTTGCACCGCCTCATCGAAGGCTTTCTTGGGCAGGTCACCGGCAGCCAGGACAGGTTCCGGCCGTACGATGTCCGCATCCCCGGCCTCTTCCTTTTCCTTCTCGGCGGCATCGGCAGCTTCCTTCTCAGCCGCATCCTTGGCTTCTTTTTCCGCTGCATCTTTGGCTTCCTTCTCAGCGGCGTCTTTGGCTTCCTTGTCCGGATCCGCGTCCTCGCCCTTCTTGGTGAACAGATCCTTCAGCGCGGACAGGGCTTTCTCTTCATCCTCCGTGCGCTCTTTCTCTTCATTCTCCTTGGCATCGAGTTGGCGATCCAGCGCATCGTGGAGTATTTTGCGGTCCTTCGCTGCCTGGTTCTCGGTGTCTTTGTCGTCTTTCACGACTTCGGATTCATCGAGGGCCACCATCTCAAAAACGTCCGCACCGTTGCGCGTCTTGCCGACACGCACGAGTTTCTTTTTCTTGTTGTCCACGGTCGCCGTAGTCACGGTCTCAGCGGTAGTGGCGTTCAGCGCATCGATCGCTTCGGAGAGCTCCTCGGGCTTGGCATCCTTCGCGAATTCTTTGAAGCCCATGCCGAAAATGTTCTTGAGGTTGAATTTCACGGGAGTCCTCTCCTTTGCAGGCTCGGGTGCTGCATCAACGATGCGCGCTTCGCCGGCCCGTCCTTTGGGGACAAGCGCGACGTGATTCCCGAGAATGTTCCGTTGGTCCCAGCGGTAGCCCTCGCGCGCGAGCGTGTAGAGGTAACCGCAAGAGAGTTCGCGCTGGCCTTCCTCGATTGCCTGGATTGCTTCCGGGCCCTTGACCACGACGTCCGCGAGGAGCGGGATATTTCCATCGTCCAGGGGTTCCGTTCCGCGTCGTACGTTTTGAACGTGTCCTTGGCTGTGGCGGTTGTCGTTCTGGACCTGGAGCAATTCGCTGGGGTGCGTGAGGGTAAACGTCTTGCCCTCGAAACTTGCGATGGTTGCAGCGGAAAAAACTTCGGAAGGGTCGCGCCAAACCTTGAGCTCGTCATCCGGTGCGTAGGAGTATTCCTTGAGGAGTCCTTCGGGATCGGTGAGTTCTTTGACGCGGTAAGTCTGGTATCCGGATCTTCCGATAACTGCGTTGCGACAAATGAGATAGCCCTCATCCGTCTTCGCGATGTTCTCGCTGAGGTGCTCTGCGAAGTATGCAACACGGCGGTCGAGGGCAACGGGCACGTCACATGCGTCCTCGCGCAATTTTTGTAGTGAAGTTCACTATGCAAGGGACGCTAGCACCGTTCTAGACTCGCAGAGTGTTGCGTTACAGCACAGTTTCATTAAAATCGGCCATTGTGTTCGCTTTAGCGTATAGTTGTTTTCGATGGTCGCTCCAAAAAGCAAACGTCCTCTCCCCGAGCGCAAGTACACCCCGATGCGTCTCACTCTGAATGCCGTGAAAATAATCGACGCTTTAGTGCAGAAACGGGGGATCAGCCGGGCCTCGGTTGTGGAGTGGGCTCTGCGCGAGATGGCGGAAAAGTATGGAGTGAGCGAGTGAGTAAATTCATCGCGCGTCCGGTAGAAGTGGACTCCCACAAAATCATGGAAGCTGGTGCGCCTCTCGCGGACGGAGATCAGGCGTTAGTGCTCGAGAACGGAATCACGGTCACCGCTACATCCGAAATGACTTGCCGGATGAAACCACAGCCCGGCGACTTCTGGGTAATCTCCGAGGATGGACACATCTCGATCCTTCCCAAAAGAGTGCATGAGAAAAGGTACAGGCCGGAATGATGGTTCCTTTTTACGTGGCGGTTTTGTTCGGCGCGGTCACAGCCATCATGGGGTACCTCGCCGGATCTGCCAATCCAGGCAGAGTACGCTTCAGGAAAAAAGCTGGAGAGATTGAAATTGAAGTGGAAGCAACGAACTGTTTCCAACTCGCCAAGGTTTTGAACATGGCCCAGCGCACACGAGAGAAAGAGGACTAGGTGGACAAACAAATTGTGTACGAAGACGCCACGGTGACGTTGCACTATTCGCTGTTCGGCGGAACCCCGAGCGTGACCGTCGCGTGCCGGACCTACAACCAACGCATGACACTCGATGCGTTCGCAGCCCTTGTATATCCAAGTATCTCCGCCGCCGCCGATGCCACAGCAAACATCGTGCGTCAGGTTCCCTTCCACCGAAACGAGGGAGGATGACCCTTCGCTGCCAGGGTTGCGGCAGCGTGAGCCGTCCGCTCAACCGCCGTCACCTGTGCGGCTTCTGTATGGAATTTTTCAGGTCCACGCTTCAGCGGCGGAAGAAGTTGCTGGACACGATGGAAGGAACATTCGCATGGCGAAGGAAATTGTCGTTATCGATGGAGTGAAGTACGACGCTGAAAAGCGCGCAGCCTACGACATCACACTGAAGAATCCTCCCTGGGTTGTGCGGCGATTCATTGACCCATCGGTAGACGATCCCGGCGAAGCATTCATGGAAGCAGAAGTTTGGCCGCCACCTGGCGTCACTTGGACGGCAAAGGATGCGGTTCAAGCGGCGATCAAGGGGCAGCACTGGACATGAGCCGGAAGCATAACAGCAAGGGACCGTCCTTCCAGAAGTTCAAGATCCGTGATTCGACCGGGACGGCGCCGGTTGCAGAAAATCGCGAAGCGGAGTCGAAAGATCAATCGAGGAAAGTGAGGAGACATGGCCAACAGAAAAGCAAAGAAGCGGCAAAAATCTGGCAAGAAAAAGGCAACCGATGAGCCGGTAATTGGGCGGCGATTTGGCGAAGATCAGGAAGCAGAAACCCCGAAGCCCACGGCGAAGAAGCTCGAGGTGCTCAGGGTAGAACCGGTCCCGGAGTTTCCCAACAAGCATCTCGTGGTGTTGACCATCGAGGATCCGCCGACGCTGCCACCGGAGATCCCCGCAGAAATGTTCCCAGTCGTAATAGAGCCTACCGCCATTCGGGACAATCCAATAACCCATCTTCCGACGCCGCCGCCCGCGCACACACTGTGGACTTGGCTGAAAGGACTGTGGGGTTAGGCTGCGCGCGCTTCTGCATTCCACTGAGCACGGCGAAGGCTCCCCGCGTCATCCTCGTAATGGAGCCATACCGATAGACTTTCGCAGGCCACGCTATCAGGTCGAGCGACGTGATCGGTAGCGCGTCACACCTGCAGTTGTAGATGTTCCCCGCATGGTACGGCCCGTGGTTGTTCGCCTCGTGATCCAACGTCTCCGGATTCGGCGGATCCGCCCAGGCCACAAGTACCAAGTGCATCAAACGGTGCGACGGCCGCACCCGTTGGTCTTTTACAGAAACCCAAACATACCACTTGATGTCGAGGTCTTCACTCCGCGCGCGTGTGAGTGCGGTCGACGCTTTGCCGGTCTCGGTGCGTGCCACGAGTGCAGCCTTGGCTCGAGTAATCTGCGGGACACGACGGCGCAGGAATTCCGCGATAGCCTCAGGCCGCTTCCCCTCCAGTTGCAGCCGGTTAATCTCTTGGTTGAGGTCCGTGCGAATTGTCTCCGGGATCGAGGAGATCAGCTTGGCGTTCTCGGCCACGAGCTCCCGCACGCGCTGGCCAACGTTGGTTCCCATTTCGTTCTGCAGGGCCTCGTAAATCTCCCGGCCACGGCTAGATTTCGTTGCTGCCTCACGCCAGGACCGCGCATTGTCCACCTTCAACTGCGTGACCATGCGCTTCGCGATCGGCAGCGCGAGTGATTCCAGGACATCGGGATTGTGTGCCAAGTTTGCAAATGCACGCAGGACACTCGCCGGCGTGAGGTCATCGGGCAGGAAGTTTCCTATTAGCTTTGCTATTAAGCGTCGGTACTCAATCTCGATGCGGTCGGGAGGCTCGAACGCCATGGTGTGAGGGTAGCATTATCCCACCATATATTTTTCTCAAGATCAGACGAGCGTGCTCGCCCAAAAAACCGATGACCCCCTCCTGGTTTTCTAAGACCAGAAGAGGGCCACGGTCACTCCGTTGTTTTTAGGTTGTAGCTAGAGGGAGGGTTTTGGTTTCCCTCCTCAAATTTCTCCCACCAAGAAAAGTATAGCAGAAAAAAAGAGCGGGCTGTTTGTCGGTTATAGAGGGCACAGCCCGCTCGTTGGGAGGTGACGGCCAGTGAAGCTCGGACTACAGTTCTTCGAGAACGATCGAGTTCGCCGGGCCAGCCGTGAACTGAATGTCAACAGTGACAGGCGCGGACGAACCAACGCCGGCAGTGTTCAACACGACGCTCAAGGTGGTCGGCTTTCCGATCACGGGCGGCGTAGCCGGTGTGATGGCTGCGCTGTAGACGGTGGGCGTTCCGCTGGGGTCCGGCGCGGGTGAAGCGTCCGGTACCAACGTGGCGACCGTCTCATCGCTCGAAGTGGCTCCGATGGTGACGCCGGAACCGAGTTGCGCGCCGCGAGCACCAAGCGAATCCAAACCGATGACGTACAGTTTCATGGCCGCCGTATCAACGATCAACGTGGCGGTTGAAGCCTTAGACTTCCCGGTATTTTCTTTCATGGCTGTGTGTTCCCTCCAATTACGAGTTCGATTTTTGTTGCCGGTCCTGCGGGTTTCCCACTGACGAGTGCTGTTGCGAAGGCTGACAGAAACGAAGTGATTATTTTCCCGGACGCTGCCTGCTCTTGCCCAGACGCTGCCAGAGATGCCACCGATGCTGCCAGAGACTCCGTAGCGGTCGCAATGCGTTCTGCTGCGATAGCACTGCGCTCCTCTGGAGATGGCCCAAACTCGCCCTTCTTCGGCACTACCTTTGAGTTGTCCATACGAGGGGATTCTATACCATGCATTCGTGTGGAAGTGTACGAAAAAGTCCCTATATAGGACAGGTGCTCTATGAGGCACCTGACCTGAAGCTTTTTATTTGCCCGGTGGTCTTGAATAGCACCACGTCAAAATTGGTTTGAGTGAGTGTCGGCATGATGAGCAAGACTCCAGCCACGGGCCAGTAAGCCTGCTGTCCTACGAGTACTCCGTTGCGATACACGCCCGCCGAGTAGGTGAGCGCGGGATTCAGCGGAACAGTCCCAATCCCTATTCCGCTGACTGGATCAGGGGCCATGGTCAACACGGGAAACGAAGTGGTCGTTCCGTCAGCGTTTGTTAACACATTGTTCACGATGAGCTGGCAACCAGGCGGCACGGTGCCATCATCGTAGAGCGCGGAAATTTCGATGGTGATGACCGGAAACGTTGGAGGGGGCCCGACCGTCAAGTGTGCAGGAACGGAAGTCGCGGTCCCCACCTCGCCCGAGCACCCAAAGAGTCCCACGGTCACCGTGGTCCCGTTCATCGCCGCGGTGACGTTGGGAATGGAGTAGCTGATAGGCGACGGCCCGTACACGCCGTAGTGGTTCCCGATGGCTCCGGTATACCAGATCGAGCGGCACGAGCCTCCTCCCGTGAAGCTGACGCTAAAGGTAGCCGTCTGACCGGCTTGCACGTTTTGGTCGGTTGGTTGTGTGGTGATCGTTTGGGCATGCACGGTGCATGCCAACAAAAGTAGGCACAGCGAGAGGAGTCTTTTCATGCCTGGTACGGTAGCTAGTTGCCAAGATTGCGTCTGCCGCATTCAGGACAGTATTTCGGCTTGAGCTGATCGTTGGTGTCGTTGACGTAATAGAAGACGGCGCGGCACTCCCGGCAGTGGAGTTGCAATGTTTCGAGTTTCACTTTCTCCATGAAGCCGATGCGCGTTTCCCGGTGTGGGGTGGAAACAACCGTGTGGACGGGAAGCGGTTTTTCCATACTGATCTTCCCACGGCCGCGTTGCATGTCAGCTACGGCATCCAGGTCTGCTCTCGGTGGTCTCATTTGGTTCTCTCCAGTCCAGTGTTTGCCGCAACCAGTATGTTTCACGGAAGTTGTCGAGTGCTCGCTGGATGGCCTCTTCCCAGGTATAGAAGTGCGTGATTCGCGCGCCCAGTTCATTCACGAACCAGTGCTTGCCGCAGCCGCACAACTCTTTGTACACGTTCGGCTTGAGCGCGTTGGCCATCAGAACATTCCAATCTGGCGCGGCGGCTCCGGCTCAGCCTGCGCAAAACCCGCGCGCGTGATGCGATTACAAAAGTCAATAATCCGTTGACCGCTCACGTTCAGCTTGCCATCCCAATCGCCTGGGTAGTCGGGGCCTGCGTGCCGCTTGACGTTATGGAAGCTGACCTGGCCCTCCGGAAGATCCACGTACAACACCCACTTGGCGGCTTCGTGGAGCGCAACCATCTTCGGATCCAATTTCCAGCCAAACGTAATGCCGGTCTCTGGGTGTGCCAAGAGTGCTTTACATAGCTGGTCGATCGACCAGTCCTTTTTGTCGTAGGCCATGGCCCGGAAAGATCCCACACCGCGGACTCCTCCGCGGTACACCTTCGCGCGCGCGGAAGCCTTTTGCGCCCGGAAGATATTCATGGCGACGTCACCAACCGGACCGAGTTGCGCCAGGAGTGCGTAGTAGCGTTTGGTGAGGAGCGCCCCCGCAGACTTCGTGCCTTTGTAGACTTCAAGCGCGTCCACGGTTCGCTCTGATGAATTTATCCAGGTACTCTATGGCGTCTTTCAATGTGCCGTCCGGGTCCGGATTGATACGCGGCTCCGTTAACTTACGTCCGTGGGAGAGGGCAGTGGTTGCGGACGCGGGACCCTTCAACGTAATCGAATGTGGTTTGACGTCTTGCTCGTGCGGCTTGCCTTTAGGTTCCCACTGGAGACCAGGCCCCATGCCGCCGTTCCAGCAACTATCGCACATCGGCACGTTCCCGAACCTGGTTGGCACAAACCGCACGGCTGAAACATCGGTTCGACCGGCATCGTGACACGGAACGGAGGTGGTCATTTTTTGCTTCGGAACATACGCTGCTGGCGCTCGTCATCTTCAGCGAGCTTTTCTTCGATGCGCTTGTAGGCGCGCTCCAAGATGTCTACGAAGCGCCGGAGGCTTTCCGCAATCGTCACGGCCGCTTTCACTAGGTCTCTTTCCGATTCTGGGCCCATTTCCTGCAGTAATCCAGCGGCGGGACCGTCCTTGAAAAGCACCCAGTCACCAGGCGGATCTCGTTGTTTCCAGCCCGTGAAGCCGAACATCTCCGCGATGGTAAACGCTGCAAATGGATGCGGATACTTACCGTTCGGAACGGAGATGGT